CGACTATAGTGCAGCGTCAGCCACAGGCGACTATAGTGCAGCGTCAGCCACAGGCGACTATAGTGCAGCGTCAGCCACAGGCTACCGAGGTGCAGCGTCAGCCACAGGCGACTATAGTGCAGCGTCAGCCACAAGCAACTATGGTGCAGCGTCAGCCACAAGCAACTATGGTGCAGCGTCAGCTACAGGCTACCGAGGTGCAGCGTCAGCCACAGGCTACCGAGGTGCAGCGTCAGCCACAGGCTACCAAGGTGCAGCATCAGCCACAGGCTACCGAGGTGCAGCGTCAGCTACCGGCAAGGATAGCATTGCTCTTGCTGCCGGATACGGGTGTAAGGCTAAGGGAGCTATAGGTTGCTGGATAGTCCTCGCAGAGCGTGGAGAATGGAACGGTGATACCTACCCGATTAAAGAGGTTAAGGCATTTGAAGTTGACGGGAAAAAGGTTAAGGCTGACACATGGTATATGCTAGTCAATGGACAGCTTAAGGAGGCTTAGTGGAAGTAATTAATTCAAAACTGAGAAAGAAAGGAACTAAAAGATGATATTTCGGAAGCCCTACCTATCGGGGCAATATACACGAGTATATCCGGGATGGAGAACAAGACAGTCAATACCCTCACCCCGATTTGCTGGAAAGTCTAATGAACTTCCCGATAGGGTGGACAGAACGGAGTGTATAGGCAATGCAGTACAACCTATAATTGCGCACTATTTATTTGAATGTATTAAGATTTTCGATAAACAATTAGAGTAAAACAAAAACATGAATAAGGAAGAATTTCTGAGCAAAAGAGATGCCATTGATTTAATGCTAAAAGAATTGAACGGCAAAAAGGAACAGCTGGAAAAGGAATACATTGAATCCAACCAAGGGTTCCCTATTGGAAGCAAGGTTTGTATAACGGTCCCGGCTCATGAAAGGTTTTCTCTTTTGAGCAATGAAAGGATATTGGTCCCCGAAGTGAAGAAGCTAGCCTATATTGCAGATTATGAGATTGATGATGACGGAGAGGTTGTTCCCTCTTTAAGGCAGTTGGATTGCAATGGGGGTATGTCAGCAATACCTTTATATGTTAATTTTAAAAAGGTTATAATTGAATTAATGTAAATCAGAACAGAAATGAATACTAAAACATTTCAAGAAGTCGCCAGGATTTGGAGTGCTGCGAAGCAACCTATTATAAAGCATGCCACGATGTGTGCGTATATGCTTACCCTTCAAACCCATTTACTCCCATATTTTGGGACGGCGACAGCTATATCGGAAAGCGACGTTCAGAAATTTGTTCTCGACAAGCTTTCCTCTGGTCTTGCTAAAAAAACCGTAAGGGATATTGTGGCGGTGCTGAAATCTATAGTCAAGTATGGTGGGAAACATAAGTTATTCCCTTATGAGGAGTGGGAGATAAACTATCCTACAGATACCGAATCTCACCGTTTGCCTACTTTGTCCTTAAACCATCAACAGATACTGATGAGCCATCTCACCGAATCCCCAACTCCTAAGAATATAGGCATTCTGCTGTCTCTGTGTACCGGCATGAGGATTGGAGAGGTGTGTGCCCTGCGATGGGAAGATGTGGATTTCAGACAGAAGGTAATCACCATTAGTTATACAGCAGGAAGGATATACAACTGCGAATCAAGAACTACGGAAAGGACTTTCACTTCTCCCAAAACACGAAATTCATACCGGGAGATACCTATCTCAAGACAGCTTCTCTTTGCCTTGAAGGAAGTAAAGAAAATATCTCCGTCCCGATTTGTAGTAGGAACATCAGAACGTCCGGAAGATCCCCGTTCTTACCGTGATTTCTTTGCCCGGCTCTTGAAGCGTCTGAATATTCCGCACATTGTGTTTCATGGACTCCGGCATACATTTGCTACCAGATGCATTGAAAGTCAATGCGATTATAAGACAGTGAGTGTAATTCTTGGACATTCGAATATCGCTACCACACTCAATTTATATGTGCATCCCAATCTCAATCAGAAACAAAGATGCATTGAGCGAATGAGCAACTTTTTAAAAATTAAATAACCCTCAAAACATATAAGAAGGAGTAAAATGATAATAGCATGTTTTTCTTGCGGTGTAACATCCGCAGTAGCTTGTAAGATAGCACTAAGTCTGTATGATGATGTGCAGATTTACTATATCGAAACAGGTTCAGGGCATCCTGATAACACCCGATTCCTTGCGGATTGCGAAGATTGGTACGGTCAGCCAATCCACACTATCCGAAGCGACAAATACACATGTGTTGCTGATGTCCTACGGAAAGGTTTTATCAATGGTGCGCATGGTGCTGCTTGTACTCTTGAGCTGAAAAAGAAAGTCCGTTACAAGTTGGAAAAGGAACTTGGTTCTTGGGACGGTCAAGTTTGGGGATTCGACTTTGACCCGAAAGAAATCAATCGAGCCATCCGCTTTAAACAGCAATATCCTGATACAAAGCCGTTGTTCCCACTTATCGAGCGACAGATAACAAAAAAGGATGCAATGGGTATGCTATGGAAAGCTGGTATTGAAATTCCGGCCATGTACAAGATGGGCTACAATAACAACAACTGCATCGGTTGCGTGAAAGGGGGAATGGGATACTGGAACAAGATACGGAAGGACTTCCCGGAAGTATTTGCTCAAATGGCGCAGATTGAGCGTGATGTTGGAGCTACTTGCTTGAAAGATAAAGACGGGCGCATCTTCCTTGATGAATTACCAACGTGGCGAGGTGATCCAGTGGAAGAAATTATGCCGGATTGCTCTCTTATTTGCCAGATAGAGTTTCAAGAGATACTTGATCGACAGGTAGAGCGAGTTTTGAAAGGAGAAATTGGTATTAACGATGTAGTTTAATTAGACTCAAAACTGATTAGAAATGAAGATAATAGCAAAACAAGGTTCAGAGCTTGAGAAGCTACTGAAACAAATGAATGAACAGCTTATGTGTGAACAAAACGAAGCTAAAGATATGATTCAAGAATATTGTGGTTCAAGACCGGATACCCTCGGATATGGATGGGTATTTGGAATAACCGCTGAGTGGCTTTATACTCTTATTGGATTTGATGATAAGGAGTTTGTTCCTGAGAAACTGATTCCGAATAATGATAATAAGAAGCATCCGTGTTGGAAAATCAATAAACGAAAGAAAGAAGGTCGTGAATTTATTGATAGATGGCGTAGAAAGTTTCGAGGTATAGATGGTAGCCCGCTTAGTAAATTTGGGATTCCGGTAATGCATGAAGAAACAGGACGCTACTTCCATTGGCTCCCGCTTGAAAAAGATGGTATCTATTATGTCTCAGTAGGTTCTTCTCTTCTTGATTGTATGCCATCGGCAAAAAGTGAGCAGTTTGAGATAGAGGTTTAACGTATAACCAAGATAGATATGAAACAGAAGTTAGAAGAAGCAGCAGAAGAATATTACGAAAGACACAAAATTCATTTGGCAAAAGATATATTCAGACCAAGAGTAGTAGATATTTTCAAATCCGGTGCAGAATGGCAGTTGAAGCAATCGCCTTGGATAAGCGTTAAGGAACGACTGCCAAAACATAATATTGAAGTTATTATATGCCATGAACGCGAATTTTATATAGGTAAAATGTATTATTCTATGCAATCAAATTGGTGGAGGGTAAGCGATGATGAAAGAACCGATATGATAGTTAATGAAGATGATTCTTGGATGCCTATCCCTTCTTTTGATGAGATACTCGAAGCCAACAGGGATGTACTGGAACGGATTAAGGAGAAAGGAGATTAAATAATGAGGTTTATATTAATTATACTTATGACAATCATGATGTTGTCTTGTGAAGGTGATATAGAACATAGGTTAAAAGGCGGAATGATGATTACTGTTAAGGGAGACACCATAAAGTTTTATGGAGGAACGTTGACTTATAAATACTTTGGCAAAAGAGATATCAGGAGTGTTGTAATTAATGAATAAAAATATAAAGGAAATTGATTATGAAAGATAAATCGAAATTAAAACATATAAGTATCCAATCTAAGGTGTCTCCTGAAGCGGCTGCATGTTTGGATGATATTGTCAAAAAGTATAAGTTTAAAAGTAGATATGAGGTGATGCAATATCTACTCACTGCGTTTTTGTCATACGTCAATCCTGATTACGGTGTGTCGGAAGATATAGATATATCATACGTGAACGAATTGTCAAAAGTATTTGAAGATTTCGAAAACAAAAAGAACAGAGTTATATCAACGAAGCCAAGAGGCAGGAAGTCATTAAGGATGGTAGGCTCGATATATATATTTAGCGAAATCGGTAAAAGAGGATATGTGGCAAGGAATATTAAGATAAACGGGGATGATATACATACCAACTCAAGGAATAGTGCATCATTGGAAACAGTGGTAAGACTCCTTTTCCCCTCTATAGCATCCCGATTAGACGGTATTGGCCGTACTATAGGAGAGTGTAGATATGAGGATATCATATCAGACTTGATAGAGCAATGCGGGATAACGGGTGAAGACAAAATACAAAGTGAGATTAGCAATGAGCTGAATCACATATCGCCAAGGATTGAATATGGTGTGGTCCCTAAAAAAAACAAGAAGCAAAAGTGTTGATGATGAGCAAGGATTATAATTATAATAAGATGATCCAGTCAAGAGATTGGCTCATCTTGAGGAAGAAGAAGATTGGGAATAGCCCATTTTGCGAAGAGTGCTTTTCAAAGGGGATTATAACTCCTGTGTCTGAGGTTCATCATGTTGTCCCTGTCGAGAGCGGAAGCAATGTGGAGGACATGAGACGATTGATGTTTGATTATAATAATTTGAAATCGCTGTGTCATGAGTGTCATACAAACATTCATGCCATGATGCATTCGCATTCGAAAGAATATATTAAAGAACGCTCAAGGAAGGACGCAGAACGATTTGCAAAAAAATATTTTGAATGACCGAGGGGGGGGGAGTTTTTTTTAAAGCCCCTACTTTTCTCAAATCCTCTACTCCTACCCAGAGAGATTTTTAGGATTCTGCGTTTTTTCTGTGGGGGTAAAATAGGGATTGCAAAATACGGGTCGGAATCAGCAAAAGTAGGTAGTCTTAAAATATTTAACTATATGGCTAAAAAAAAAGCGAATAACGAAATCGATAGTTTAAAAAGGTATATAAGGGGCATTCTCCAGGAGCGGGATAAATACTCAAAAGAAATGAGCTATCAGATAGAACTACTTGCTTCTGATCTTTTGGTTTTTCGTAGGATTCGCGATGAGGCTCTTAAGGAAGAAACTACTTTAACTGTTATTGAAAAAAGTAGGGAAAATTGTGACCGGGTGAAGGAAAACCCGGTGTTCATTTTGATGGCGAGATATGCCGATAGGGTTAGGAAAGATCTAAGATCGTTGATGATGAATCAAGAGATTCAACCGGGCGGTGAAGCCGGCAAGATAAAGGAAGATGATCCGTTGTCAAGACTAATGGAGCATCTTAATAAGGAAGATGATTAATGATGAATGAGAACGTAACTGCGAAGGATTTTAAACAAGGGTTCGTTGATAAGCTGCTCAGTATAGACATTGAGAGTTATCAACTTGATTCTATAGATCTGAGGTTGCATACTTATGTTTCCCAAGTGTGTAATTCCCCTGAAAATCATAATTTATATGAGATATTAGCCTTGTTAAAGTTCTTTCGGTTGATGGATAATTACGTTTTCCGTCCTTCTAAAGTCAAGCGGTTCGTGAAATTGTATGAGTCGCTGAAATTCTCCGGGATGGATGGGCGAAGATGTTATAAGTTGACTCCGATACAGTACTTTCAATTTGCTTCGATATTAGGATTTTACCATTGGGAAGATGTGGGGGATGCAACAGGGAAGCCGGATGATTTGGAAGGTAAATATCAGCGCGTGCTTGACCAGAGAAAATACGAACTGCGGCGGTTGGTTCGCGAAGCGATACTTTTTGTACCAAGAAAGTTCTCGAAAACTACAAGCACGGCATCATTGGCTGTTAATGAGATGTTGTTTGGCGATGTGAATGCGCAGGCTTATACCGCTGCAAACTCTTATAAGCAGGCGAAGATCTGCTTCGGGGAAATATCGAAGATAATCAGGCAGTTGGACCCGAAAAAGAAATACTTTAAAGCGACACGGGAGACTTTGAATTGGAAACCGAATAAATTTGAAAGAGAATCGTTTGTAGAGTGCTTGACGGGTGGTGGTGATACCAAGGACGGATTGAATGCCTCATTGGTAATATTCGATGAATATGCTCAGGCGAAGTATGTGAAGGATCATTCGGATGGTGCAGAATTGCTACAGGTCCTTACATCATCTATGGGTGCAAGACGTGAACCTCTGACGATCATAATTACAACCGCAAGCCGCGTGGAGGATGGTCCATTTGCATTGGAGCTGGAGAATGCGAAGAAGGTATTACTGGGTGAGTATAATGACGATTCTCAATTTGCCAGCATCTTCCAGCCCGATGCGTGGGAGATGGATGAAGAAAGTATGGGGTGCCCCGCTGTGTGGAAGAAGTGCAATCCTCATATCGGTATTACAGTCCAGGAAAGTTACTATACCCAAAGATGGGCTAAGGCCCAACGTGATGCAGAGGCGATGATAGAGTTTAAGACGAAGCTTTTAAATATATTCGTGTCAGGAGGCATAAAAACTTGGATTTCCCAAAATTTAGCACGTTCCCTTTCCGTTAATTTGGATCTTGACTCAATAGATGGCCGTCCGGAAACTATGGTCGCTATGGACCTTTCTGTAAGTGATGACTTCTCCGTTGTCGCTTATAATATATATAGCAGGAAATTGCGTAAATTCTTCGTGTGGCTTGATTGCTATATTCCGGAAGAAACCTTGGAAACCCATCCGAACAAAGAGTTGTACAAATATTGGAGGGATGCCGGCTATCTGAAGATTTGCCCGGGAGCTGTTATAAGCGATTCCATGATAGTGGAAGATGTGTTAAAGCGTAACAGGTCGCTATGTATCTGCCAGATAGGATATGACGCATACAAGAGCCAGGAGGTAGTGAATGCATTATCGGCTGCGATATCGTCTACCGGTACAGACCCGAGTAGGATTTTGCGTGCAGTCCCTCAGACGTATGGGGCATTTACCTCGCCCGTAGAAACGTTTGAGATGGCGGCAAAATCCAATCCGCCAAAGGTCGCTTTGGCGAATAATCCTATATTATCCTACTGTTTTGGAAATTGCTATCTCGATGAAGACAGGATGGGCAATAAAAAACCTCTGAAAAGAAAGGAAAATTTGAAGATTGATGGGGCTATTGCTACTTTAATGACATTTTGGCTCTTTAATAACTATGAGCAATAGAGTAACCTATTACAGCTAATTCGTGGGTATATGAGCCGTGGTCATAACATTAAAAGAGGCTCGATAAACCGATGGATAACTTTTTCAGATTTTTCAGACGAGAAGCAAAAACGGCATCCGGGAAGAATACTACGGTATCGACCGGCAATTTTAAGAGTAATATAATTTATGCCAACACAGATGAATCGGCAATGCGTATTGCAGCCGTATATAGGGCTGTGAATCTTATATCCGGTGCCGTAGCTACCCTTACGCTGCAATATAAGAGGCGTGATAGGGCTAAAAATTATTTTAAAATTTACGACAATGGGTATGGTGCAAGGGTAAATTATCTATTGAGTGTTCGCCCGAACGACAGAATGAATTCATTTACAATGATGAAATATCTCGTTGCAATGATGCTGCTTAAGGGTAATGCGTATATATACCCTAAGAGGGCTGTTACCGGAGAGGTGGAGTCTCTTTTTTTATGTTCCCCCGGCTCTGTTGTGTATGATGTCTACTCCAATACCTACACGGTAAGTGACTTGGTTAACGGTATAAGCGGGACATTCCCGGCATCGGAAATCCTCCACTTTAAGAACATGTGCATGGATGGAGGTTATATGGGTAGGTCTACGGTATCCTATATCAAGGATACATTAAGTATAGCCACAACTGCCAATAATGAAACCCTGAAGAGGTTTGCCACAGGAGGCCGGCTAAAGGCAATCCTGCAAAACAATACCAGCGTGAAGGGATTCGGTGAATATCAGGATAAAGAGCTTGACAAACAAGGACAGGATCTACAGGAGGACATCAACAAGGGTGAAGACATCTTGGTTGTAAGGGGTGATGGTACCCTGACTCCAATCAGTATGTCATCTTCCGATATGCAATTTTTGGAAATGGTAAAGCTGAATCTCCGTGATATCGCAAGAGCCTTTAATGTGCCTCCAAGCAAACTGATGGATGATACTAACGCCAACTACAAGAGCGTTGAAATGTCGAATGTGGGTTTTTATACAGAGGCATTGCAGCCCATAATCACAGAAATAGAGAGAGAATTTACGGCTAAAATGCTGAGTGTAAATACATATATGGATTATAAATTTTCGTTTAACCTTTCCAGCCTCTATGCCTTGGATGTTGACAGCAGAGGCAAGGCTAACCTGTCACGATTGGGGACGGGCCAAGCAACTGTTAATGATATAAGAAGAGAGAATGACAAGGAGCCTGTAAAGAAGGGTGACGAAGTTTATTTAAGCACAAATCTTGCTGTTTTAGGCAGTGCTAAGTTAAGCAAGGAGGGTAGTAATACGATACAGACGAGCGATGTGAAAAAAAAGGAGGAAGAAGATGATGATGAATGATGAGTTAAGAGTAGTGACATTGGAAGAACTCAAATTGCAGATGCATGAGGATTTCGAGGGTGAGGATGCTATCATTACAACATATGGTATTGCAGCGGAAGATGTTGTCATTGACATGACGCGAAGATCTTATGAAGAGCTTTCGGCATGGGAGGGGTGTGGTTTTCCCGTCAGATTAAAATTAGCGATATTGATGTTGGCGGCACATTTTCACCGGAATAGAGAACCTGTTGCAGCTGTATCTCAAAACCCTGTTCCTTTTTCCGTGTCGGTGTTGGTAAAGCCATTTGTAAAACTTTCAGATAGAGAATAGAATATGTTGACCGCAGGAAGTTTGACGGAAAGAGTAGATATAATGGTGCCTATCGTTGCAAGAGGCGATATGGGAGAACAGGTGGTTGAATTTACGAAGAAGGCTACCGTTTGGGCTGCTGTCCATTTTCAAAGGGGCGCGAATGTATTAACTATGGGAGAATCATGGCTTTCGCGAACTGTATCCGTAACTATGAGGAATAATAGTATAATCCATGATAGATGCCGTTTAAGGTGGGATGATAAGACTTATGCAATAGATAGCCTTAATCGCTCCAGGAGAGATGGCAGTATTACTATTGTTGCTTCGGTTTTGGACGAAAATGAGTAAATCGAGTAACCTGAAACAGGGTATCAAAAGTGTTATAAAAGGGCTGATGTGGCGGTCTCCTATAGGGCGGTCTCCTATAGAGGAACTAATAGGATGATTTAAAAAAGGCATTAAGATGGAAAACAAGCAAAAAAGGGAAATAAGATGCATGGTTGGAGGCAGATTCCAACCTCATATTAGAGAAGCCTCCGATGAGGCTCCTAATGAAAGGATAATAGAAGGGTATGCGATAGTTTTTGGGGTAGAGAGTCGGTTATTGGTGGATTACTGGGAGGATTATAGGGAAATTATAGAACCCGGTGCTATTACGGAGGAGGATCTAAAGGGTATGGATATCAAGATGACCTTATGGCACAATCGGGAGAGGCTGTTGGCTCGATCGAACATGGGTGAAGGCTCTTTGAAATTAAGCGTTGATGAGACAGGTGTAAAGTATGAATTTGCAGCTCCTGATACCCCGGATGGTAATACGGCATTGGAGTTGGTAAAGCGTGGCGATCTTGCCGGCTCCTCATTTACATACTGGTCGGATGAATCAAGCTCTGTGAGGTACACCAAGGATAAGGATGGTATCTTATTGCGTCATGTTAACCGCATCCAAGCGGTTTTTGAAATGACTATAGCAAGTGATCCGGCATATACGCAAACCAGTGTGACCGCTCGTGAGATAGAATCAACCGGGATAAAGTTAAGGGAAAGAACGTCTGTATCCACTATTGGCAGGAAGGTTGAGGAAATAGACCGGATAAAGAGAGAAGTTATTTTAAACACATGTAATATTTTATAATTATGAAATCAGGAAAGAAAACAGTACAGGAACTTTTGGCGGAAAGAAATTCTCTATTGGAGAAGAGAGAGGCCGTCAATATCCGCATGAATGAGTTGATCGATAAGGCTAAGGCTGAAAAACGTGACTTGTCACCCGATGAAAACATTGAGTATCAATCTCTGAAGAATGATTTTAACAAACATTCTCGCGAAATTCAGATGAATTTCGATCTGACAAACATGCAGAAGTCGGAAAAAAGAGAAGAAAAAAGCAAGAACCAACTGCTTAGAGAGTGCCTTCAAGCGGTGAAGAGCGCAGGGAAACCCGGTGATTTCGTTTTAGAGCGTGAATTTGCAGGGTTGAATACAGCTTCTATTGAAACCGGTGGCATGATTCCATTAACCATTAAGGATATCCTTCCTCCCTTGGAGATGGGGCTTATTTTTGACAAAGTGGGTATTCCGGTGCAGACAGGAGTAAGCGGGAATATCCAATGGCCTGTAATGGGATCGGTTGAGGCTGAGATCCAAGGGGAAACATTAGAACTGACCGACCAAACTATTGATTTGAGTAAGATTGCAGCCAAGCGTGTCAGATTAGGAATGTCAATATCGGTATCTAACCAGGCTATCACTGATAGTTACACCGATTTAGTGTCATTGATCCAGGGACAATTGCGGGCCGGATTGCAGAGGGTGTTGAATCGTGTAATTTTCTCCCATCAGGATTTTACAAGCGATCTTCACGGTCCCTTTGCAGGTGCGAAGGCTACAGGTGCGTTCGCCGGTGCTGTGCCGACTTACAAGGAGTTAATCGCGATGAAGGGAGCTGTAGCAGCAACAGGTGTGGAAATGGTAGGTTTTTGTTTTGTCATGAGCGAAGCAATGAAAGCTGCATTGGAAGCAACTCCAATTGACGCAGGAAGTGGCAGAATGGTTGTTGAAAATGGTGCAATTGGCGGATATCCGATATTCTGTACCGAATATATCAATTATGGTTCTAGTAAGGAGAAGGCAACCGTAGAGTATGTTGCGGCCGGATGTTTTGGCTACTTGCCGACAAATCAACACGGAGAAGTAAGATTGATTATTGATCCGTATACTCAAGCCAAGAAGGATGTAGTCGTTTTCACCTTAAACTCTGATTGGAGTATTACTACTCTGCGTAAGGAGGCATTCGCATTGTATAAGACTACCGGGGCTTAGTAATAATTAATACCGGCTTATCCAAGCCGGTATTAATCTTTGGTTATGGGTTTAAATAAACGACTCTTATACAATGCAAATGGTGCAAGAAAATCCGGTGTTGCCTTACAATTTGATGGGGATGAGGTAATGAGGATGCTTGACCGTATGCTTTTTGATAATGTAGTGAAAAAGAAGGATGTCCGTAAGATTATAAGGCAGGAAATTGCCCCGGCCCGAAAGGATGTGATTGCCGCAGCGAAAGGAGCCATGAAGTCCGATCCAAGAAACGCCAAGATAGGCGTAAAAACTATGGTTTATAAAAACGCCACAGGTGCTAATGTCAGCCTGTTTAACCGCAAGGGAAGTGCGAAGTCGGTTAAGGAATACAATCCGCCACGAGGTGGCAGGTCAGGCATTAAGAGAAATCGGTCGGTCAGCAAGGATACTGCCCGGATAAATTCTTATCGTGGGCGTGACAGGGCTTTTATCCTGAGATTTATAAACGATGGAACAGAAGGCAGACATGCCTTTAAAAAGTCCAGGAGCAAAAACAATCGTACTGCCTATAGGGGAGCGATAGCGGCTAGGAACTTTTTTGGCGTGGCTGAAGAATCGATGAGGCGTGCGTCTGAAAGGATTTCCGACAGGGTGGTGCGATTAATAACAGAAGTAAGCGAAGGAAAATGAGCATATTGATAAGTAAACATATAGTTAAACAGTTAAGTGCAGATCCGGAAATTGTAAAAAGTGTAGGTGATCGGATCTACCCGATAGTTATCCCGGAAGGCTCCAATTATCCGTTTATCATGTTTGAGGACTACGGTTCAGGACCGGAGACAACGAAAGATGGTACATGTGAAGACAATGCGAGCTGCAATATTGCCATAGTAGCGAAAAACTACAATGAGGCGGTTACTGTGGCAAATAAGACACGTTATGTACTGGAAGGCAAGTTAGCAAGGTACGATGACTTCGAAGTGACAGAGTGTAATTTGGAATCATGGAGTAAAAACTATGATGCAGACTTACCGGCATACGTGGTAAGACTGACTTTGAATTTTAAAACGATTGATTTTTAACGATAAATTGATAGTAATATGGGAAAAGCAAAAGTATTGAATGGTAAGGACTTTATGATTTTCATGGGTGGTAAGGCTACAGCGTTGAGCACCAACCATAAACTAACCTTATCAGCTGAAACGTCCGATGCGGCTAGCAAGGATGATGGTATGTGGGATGAGAGTGTGGTTACAAAGATGTCATGGGAGGCATCGACAGAAGCATTGGTTAGTGCAGATCCCGAAGTAGAGAGTTTTGATACGATGTATGATAAGTTTATTGCCGGTGAACCTGTGGATGTTGTATTGGGTATCCCCGCCAATCTGAGCAATGATGGGATCCCGGAACAAGGATGGAGTTCTCCTGCCACCAAGCAGGGCCAAATATACTATTCGGGCAAGGCATTGATTACTACGTTGGAACGTACGGATGCCAAGGGAAGTAATTCTTCCATGACGGTTAGTCTTAGAGGACAAGGAAAACTTAATAAGAAAACCGGAGCAGGAGGTTATGCTTTAAAATCGCCCGTGGCTTCATCAGTGCAGGAAAAGGTTAACGAAAAGGAAGTTGAATGATGAGAACAGTGACTATCAAAGGTGTAGAGTATAACTTAAGATATACTCTACGCGCTTTATTCATCTACGAAGAGCTGAAGGGAGAGCCGTATTCTGGTGATAAAGCTATAAACAGCTATATTCTACTCTTTACAATGCTAATCGCTAATAATAAGGGTTTTTCTTTAAATTTTGAAGATATAATTGATGCATGTGATAGCGATCCTTCCATTTTTCAAGAGTTCGTTTCTGTATTAGAAGAAGAAAACGAGCGCGTGAGAAGGATGGCTGAATATAAGCCGGATAAAAAAAAAGTAAAGAGGAAGAAACAGGGGTAAGTATTATAAGGCTTTATGAAGAAGTAGTCGGAAGAGGTGGGGTATCCCCTGAATACTTTTTTGACAATATGACCTTGAATGAGTGCGCGGTATTCATAAGAGGTATGTTTCGGAGGGAGCAAGAAGCGTGGGAGCGAACGAGAATGTTGATGTACGCTGTTGTGCAGGTGAACTCGAGAGATCACCTTACACCTAAAACTCTTCTTCCATTCCCATGGGATATAGAAGAAGAGCCGGAAGAAATTAATGAGAGTGAATTGAATGAATTAAGGGAAAGAGCAAAAACTATGGAATATGGCAAGTGATGCGATTGTAAGGTTGTTACTAAATATCTCCGATTTTGACAAGAATATAAAAAAAGCAAAAGGAGAGATAGGGACCTTTGAAAAAGGTATAACTGCTATGGCTGGGAAGATAGGGTCCGCATTGAGTGGATTTGCTGCTTTTGCCGGGATATCGGTTGCAATTGGGGATGCTGTCAAGGCGTCAATGGAGTTTGAAAAATCGTTATCATCATTGCGCTCATTAACAGGAGTAACAGCACAAGAACTTACGTTTTTTAAAGATGAGGCTATTCGGTTGGGCAGTTCGACTACACAAACAGCGTCTCAAGTAGTGGACGCGTTTAAATTGATAGGCTCTCAGATGCCGGAACTGCTGAAGAATAAGGAAGCATTATCTTCTGTAACAGAAAGTGCTATTGTGCTGGCTGAGGCTGCTGAGATAGACGTGCCTGATGCTGCCAAGGCGTTAACGGGAGCATTAAATCAGATGGGGGCGTCTTCTAGCCAGGCCTCTGAATATATCAATATATTGGCTGCTGCTTCGCAACAGGGCTCCGCTGATATACCTTACTTAAACAGAGCAATAGAAAATGCAGGAGGTGCCGCATCTTCCGTGGGAATACAATTCAACGAGCTGGTAGCAGCAATCGAAGCGATTGCTCCCAAAATAACAGATGCAGGAAGTGCGGGGACTAATTTAAGGAATATATTCCTGACATTGGAAAGTAGTACAGAGATGAACTTACGGCCTTCGGTAGTCGGGTTATCTAATGCTTTGGACAATCTTTCTGCTAAACAGTTGGATGCTACTGAATTGACGAAGATGTTTGGTAAGGAGAGTGTAACCGCAGCATTGGCTTTGGTCTCGGAAAAAGATAAGTTCATTGAGCTGGCAAGTGGGATAACAGATACCAATACTGCGCTAGAGCAACAAAGGATAAATAATGACAATCTAGCGGGATCTGTTGCAGCATTGCAGTCAACATGGGAAGGCTTTATCCTAACGATGAATGATTCTTCAGGTACCTTGAAAACAGTGGTAGATTATCTGACAAAAATAGTAGAAGGTGCGCGAGCTGCGTTTTCCTCGTTGCAAGCATTGGATGAGGAAAGCTATAAGAGTGGGCAAAAAGCATTTAGAATTGAAAAAGTGCAAAATGCGATTGATGATATAAACGAATTGGAGAAAGGGGGAATGAGTAGAAAGGATGCGTTGGATTGGGAAGAAAGTTTGGTTAAGAATCTGTATAAGAGGGCAGAATCGTTAGAAGAAAAAAAACAAGCCTATGAAGAAGCTATGTCGATGTATGATGAGACGGGGGATAGTCGGGATAAACAGGCATACGAGCAGTCAAAAGAGGTATATATGTTAGCTAGGAATGAAAAGCAGATACGCGATGAAATTTTGGATTATATTGAAAAAGAGAGACAGAAATTAGAAGGGGTTAACAATGTTCAGAAGTCGCTAAATAAAGAAACGGCTACAGGTGCGAAGCAAAAGGAAAAACCGACTGAGTTACAATTGGCTTCATTCAACGCGGAGAACTGGGCGAATGAAGAGGCCAAAGGCTTGCACAATGCCTTACGGAAGAAGATAGAATCAGGAGAGAAGATAAAAATCGTACCCATCGAGGTTGATTTGGACAAGATAGATATTGTAGACGAAATACAGGACCCTTTAAAGGACGCTCAGATAAAAAAAGCGGAAGAATATACTAAAACCATCCAGGGAATAGGATATGCGATGGAAGGTGTTAACTCTATAGCTCAGGCATCAGGCAATCAGACAGTTGGTTTTATTACCGAAACCTTTTCATCTATAGCGCAGATGATTATTTCTTTGAATTCGTTGGCTGTGGCCAACGGTGTGGCAAATGCAGCTGCATTACCTTTTCCGGCTAATTTGGCAGCAATAGCTACGGTAGTTAGTACAATTGCCGGGATTTTTAGTTCGCTTCCCAAATTCGCGGATGGTGGCATTATTGGAGGCTCCTCTTTCTTTGGAGACAAGATGATTGCGCGTGTTAACAGTGGAGAGATGATACTGAATCAATCTCAGCAAGGGAGATTGTTCCAAATGATTAACAGCGGTAATTTGGGTGAAAATGTAAAGGTAGATGGAGAGATCAAGGTGCGAGGGAAGGCTATGTATATAGCTATTCGGAATTACATGAAATCAGAAAACATAAGATGGTAATATGGGACAGAGATACACAATACATTTTAAAGATTATCGCAACAATTCTTATGAGGTAAGAATATATATAGATGGATATTCCGGCACTGTATCAGAGTTGCGTGGTGCGCCATCTGCTTTTGTCGTGACGGGGGATGATGAAGGTTTTATTTACCAACCTGTCCGCACGTCAACCGCTACTATTAATATTCTTGACAAGAATTTGTTACTGGATCTGTTTAGCGTTAATAGTCAGTATGCTCCGGTAAAGTTATATAAGAATGGCGTGTTGACATGGACAGGATATATCACTCCGGAACAGTTTACACAACCCTATCTGCCAACCATTGACAACATAAGCGTTGACTGCGTTAGTGCCATAGCCACACTTGAAAACATTAAGTATGAGCAGCAGACAGAATCGGGGTTCATCACCGCAATGGAGTTGCTAAGATACCTTATATCTTCCGCCCATGGTGGCTATGAGTCCGTATATATCCCTTATGTGTATGCGTCTTCCTCCGCTGCTTACTCTTCGGGCGAGAACGTATTGGATAAACTCAGATTCGCGGAAGAGAACTTCACCTCAGACGAATTGATGCTGGATGAAGTATTGACCTACCTCATGCAGTTCTTTTCATGGACGCTGTATGATTACGAAGGCAGCCTGTATATCATCGATGCGGACTATACCGGTCAGTATCGCAAGTATAATGAGGCATTGACATCTTATACAATGGTCTCGGTGAATGATGCCACATTGCAGGATATCGGCTTCGCCGGCAGCGACAACACCATTGACGTTTTGCCGGGCTATAACAAGGTTACGGTCAAAGCTGTCAACAATGTGTTTGAAGACTTGGTGGTTAATGAGGATTACGACAACCTGGAATGGGCGGGCGGCTCGAGTTACAGCGATAAGGATAAGTATGACATCAAGAGGTTTCTGAAACCGAAGGAATGGAAAATGTATTACTACGATCAGAACCGCCACGAAACCATACTGAGTACTAATATTAACGATAACATATTCGGGGCTGTCCTGATGAAGGAAGCGTTGTTCACCGGTGGCGGAGACCCGCCGGGGGATTATAATTGGGCTGACAGCATTCAGATGCGGTCTGCTACGGTAGATGGTGTGATGGTTTTTGACGAATACCAGAAGGAAACCCTGCCTGCCTTTACGATGAGGGGTCCTAATGCGGTCTGGAAGGACGGTGCCATCGGTATATCGGGAAGCATGCGCTTCCCCTCCGACAGCCGCATGAACTATATCTATGACGGTGATATGAATATCTCTGCCAATATTCCTTACGCATGCTCCCTTAAGATCGGGGATAAGTATTGGAACGGCAGTGGATGGCAATCCTCATTCGTCCGGTTTGAAATCGTTTTCGAGACAGACAATATTAAGAACTGGGCGAATGTGAAGAGCACGAAAACGCCCGATATGCCATATAGCGGACTGTCCGGACACATCATCACTCTTCCATCGGACGTACCGATTATCGGAGAATTGGAATTCACGATGTACTGTCGCAGGCAGAGGGTCGCTCAGGAGGTCGGTTTTGTCACATACGGTGCCATTTTAAAGGACTTCCGATTTGGCTATAAGAAGAGAGACGGGATCATTGATGAAGGCGAAGACGGTGACCGCTTGTATGAGAATGTGGTCAATGATAAGTTCATGTCCGAACTTGACGAAGTTGAGTTCGGCATAAGCTCTTATAATGCGGACGGGGTTTCCTATAGCAAGGCACTGTTGGGAAATGACTTCTTGACGGATAACCTGTATTCCGCCATCGAGGATAAACTTGTCAGACCGGAAGAAGCCTTTATCAGACGGGTGATTAACCGTTATAAGGCAACCCAAATCAAGTTAACGCAGGTGATAAAAAACGATGGTTCTATCCATCCGTTTACCCGGTTGTATGACAAATCAGCGGTTAATAAGAAATTCATGCTGCTAAGCGGTGTATGGGACTATGAGCGGAATAATATTCAATTAGCGATGGTAGAAAATGGGAATTAAGTCAGAAATAAGAATAACAAACAGAATCGTTCCGAGAGAACGTGACGGAAAGTGCGCGTCAAGGACGGTTACGGTTACTTCAGGCGGAGGTAGCAGTGATATAGAAGAATTGTCCGATTGGTTTCTGTCTTCCGTATCAGATGATGAAGCGAAGGGGGTGATTAATTTCCTCAAGGGAATTAAGATTAACGGGCATGATTTAAAACGTATCCTGGGAACAGAGGCGGAAGATGAGGATATTACAGACGATGACATCCTTACAGGACTGTTTATACTTGATCATTTCATCAGGAAGGACAAGCCCGACACTGCCGGTGAGTTCATAACTTTTTTAAAGGGGTGGTACGGAGGAAATTTTCAGCAAGGATCTACAGGAGCGGGGTTATGGCAGGATGAGCAGGGTGCATGGCATTTGGAGCTTGATTATGCCCATTTCCGCAGGAAGCTGACAGCTGAAGAAATAGAAGTGCAGGAAACCACCCATATCGGTGGTAAACTGATGGAGACCGCTGCCGGAATGTCCTGTATCAAAGTGGAAGATCTGGGAGATTACTGGCGATGCTACATGCGGACTAAGGATGCGGAAGGAAGGATCATATACAATCAGTTTAAGGTAAAGGACCAGGCTTTGGTTGAGACGTTTAACCTTCAAAAACAATCGGACGGGACGCTTGGTAATCACTTCTTATGGCGATTGGTGGTTGCTGTAGGTACGGATTATATCGACTTGTCTAAGGATATATGTGCCGCTGAAAGTGATGCTCCTTTGGTCGGTGATGATATTGTGCAGTTAGGTTACCAAGGTACGGATGATCCGAACAGGCAGAACGCGCAGATATTGGCAGGTGCCGGTGAAGGCTCACCGTATATCAAGCAATATGTAGGCATTAACAGTTTTGTCTTGCCGGAAGAGTATACAAGGATTAAGCCTGGAGATAACCTCTTAACCGGGCGCATGAATTTACAACCGGGCTCCACCGGTTCCGCCAATCTGACCGACCTTCCCGATGAGATATATAATGCCGTGCATCTAGGGTCGGTAAACCTGTTACGGAATAGCGGATTCACCGGTGACTATGAGAGCGAGCAACTGTTTTCTTCCGATGAGCTTACGCCTAACAAGGAATTGTATAGCAAGCAATTAAAGTATTGGACAGGTGTAGCTACCGTATCCGCCGATAATGATGCCGGTTCCGGGTATTCCGCCGCAATCGGCAGTCTGTCACAATCGGTGGCCTTAATTAAAGGAGAAAGTTATGTTATATCATTTAAAGCAAAAGGTACATCAGTGGCTGTTTCGTGTGGCGATTTCAGCACAACTCAGCCTCTTACGTCCGGTTATCAGAGGTTCACATTTAAATTCAACTTTAACGGTGCAGGTATTTTCATGCTCAGTGGTACCGCAACCGTTTGTGAACTTCAGCTAGAAAGAGGAACTATCGCGACCGATTGGAAGCCATCCATCCTGGATAATGATAAGTCCATGGCAGGTTTTCAGGCGATTAATTATATTGCCGACGCGATTAAAGATGGATCTGTGGATATCCTTGGTGGTCTGATTTTAGCCAACATGATCCAATTGGGTAATTACAAGGATGGCAAGATGCAGAAGGTTACTGCCGGAATGAGCGGCATATACAATGATGATGATGATGTGGCGTTTTGGGCAGGTGGCACGCTTCAACAGGCTATATTGACCGTAATGAGGTTTCGTGATGACCCCAATTACCAGCCTACTGATGCGGAGTGGGCGAACATGGCGAATTTCGTTGCCACTCATGGCGGTGATACGTTTTTAAAAGGATATATCTATGCATTAGGCGGGAAGTTTCGCGGCATCATTGAAGCAATGGGAGGATTTTTCCGTGGAAGGGTTGAGACCTCTGTAGATGGGAAGCGAATTGTCATTGACCCGGAAAAGAATACGCTGGAAATGTACACGGCAGAAGGACGCGCCACCTTGATCTTAAGGTTTGACAAATCATCGGACGAATGGGAATATGGCGATCTCATCTTGCGGAAGTACGTCAATGATCAACTGGCACTCGAAACGACTGTATATCCGGAGCGTATCAGAATACAGAATCATGTTGAAAAAACGGATATCCTGTTAAATCCCAACAACGTCTCGTTTTACGGATCTAAAGGTGAAACATTAATGGTCGGGATGAAATCGGTATATAATGGGGTAAGCGTGTCTAAGTATGTGGCGGATATAAGTTGCAGTCATTGGCCAGGTAAGGATGATGTCGGTACCGGACAGGTCTATGTGGATTATGAGACGGTGGAAGGTATTATAACTAATGGGATTTTAAAGGTGAAGAAATAATATGGAACTCAATACAGTCATTAAAACAGGTACCTGGTCTGAAGCTGCCGGCCGAATCAACAGTAATTTTAGCAAGACTTCCACTGAAGTCGAAAAAATAAAATTAAGCAGCACCCGCAGCAAGGGGCTATATCCTACTATCGAGGCGTTGAAGGCTGCTATACCATCCCCGGTTGTAGGTGATTGGGCTGTAGTAGGTAATACCATACCGGGACCAATCTATCAATGCAAAACCAAAGGCACATGGAATGCCACAGGTACGACAGGAGGAGGTGGAAGTATAGACCTGTCGGAATACTTAACAGCCGAGGAAATTGACGATGTGACATTAATATTATAGTTATGAGAATCAATTATCAGTCCGATTTTAAAATCATAGAGAAAAATCTGAATGGAGACCTGAAAACTCCTTTCCGGTTTACTTATCAGACAGTATTGTCGGAACCCGTTGTAGCCTCTTTCGACAGACACGACTACAAGAACTGTCGCAGGCTGGATGATGGCAGCCTGCTGGTTATTTTTGATAATCATGGCATGCGTCCGGGCAACCTGACGGTCAGACGCGAGTATTACCTTACTGATGCTGATTTTGCTGATGGTATCTGTAACCTTGTATCCATGGAGTTTACAGGCATCGTTCTTGTCAATGGCAAGTCTGACGACAGTACAGGTACAATTGACGTTTATCCTAACTATCAGAAGGGCGATAAGGGAGACCCAATGACATGGGAATCCATGACAGAGGAGCAGCGTACTAAATTAAAGGACTCTGTGGTAAAGGATGTGCAGAATGAGATGCTTTCTTCCTCTCCAATTTCCGACAAGGAATACGAAGATGTATTGAGTGGTTTCCTTTAATCGGAAACCGATAAAGAATAAATTTACGAATTAAAATAAGAATTATATGGCTAAAATTCATAAACTGACCAAAGGCGGGCAGACAATTTATCCTGCTACAACCACTGATGCAGTGGTACATCCAACTAGTCGTAAGAGTCTTTCATTTGAACTTATCAAGTTAAATAGTGAAATAAGTTCATTACAAGGAGAAAGTACTGAAGCTTTTATAAAAAATGATATGATTTTATTGTCGGATAATATTAAGGAAAATTCTATATTATCGGATACAGGACAAATCACGGAATTTAGAGATATAAAAATTTGCTCTACTAAAGTAAAAAAAGGTGATGCAATATATATAAATATAAAGGATAAATTAGCTAATGTGTATGGAGTTTTTGCAATTTATGTAAATGACAGTGTAGTTTATTTGCAGAAGGGTGGTGATGCTTATAATGGATATGGAAAAATACTAAAAATCAACATCGATTGTATTATCAAATATTCTATAAGAAATAATGAGTTTAATAAAGGAGGTGGTTTATTTAAAATAACTAAAACTGATATTGTAGAATTAGTACAACCGTTAGTTCTCAAAATTGATAACATTGATAATAAAATTGGTACCATTGATAATAAAATTGGTACCATTGATAATAAAATTGGTACCATTGATAATAAAATTGGTACCATTGATAATAAAATTGGTACCATTGATAATAAAATTGGTACCATTGATAATAAAATTGATACCATTGATAATAAAATAAAAGATAAAAAATACATTCCCGTTTCCGTACATGAAAAATCATTGCATGGTATATATGATACAAGTGGGGTTATTGTTACGTCACCACTTAGATATCATAGTATTTATCCAGCAGAGCCTAATACAAGCTTTTTAATTAATACAAATACAGGGTTAGCTAATGGGACAGCTTCTTTTTGGTATTCTATTACATTTCTTAATAATCAAAAAAACGTAATAAGTGGAATAACAGATAAAGAATGTGCTACCAATTTTCTTAATAATTTTGAAGTAAAAACTCCTGAAAATACTTCTTATATAGCAATATCTGAAGCAAATCCACGTACTGATAGTCAATTAACAAAATTAGAATATATCGACAAAGATATAGCGTTTAAAGATGATATTCCTGTTATAACCAAAAAAGAAGTACTATGGCTTGGAACTTCTATTCCTGAAGGTTGCCCTTATCCGCAAAATGCTTGTAACAAATTACGGAATGTATGCTATAATAAAGCATTAGGTTCTTCCGGTATTATCCTAAACTCAGGTGTACTAGGAAATGATAGGGACGGAAAAGACTTATCTGAAAGTACAGAAGAAAAAATAAAAAGATACCAGTTGCACATAGGAGATGGAACGGATGGTACAATAACTCAAGATAGATATAGTAAAATGATGAATTGGGGATATGATAAATTGTTATTACCCTATATAAATGGAAATATTGCCAGTTGTGATATTGTAGTATTTGACCATGGATACAATGATAGGGGTGCCATATCAGGTGAATTAGTAAATAGTTTCGACTCTTTAGATTTGTCTATCGATAAAGAGCCTGAAGAATACGACAGAAGCACATTTATTGGGGCTTTTTGTTTTTTAATAAATCAAATTTATAGAGTTAATCCAAATATAAAAATCATAATATGTTCGTATTTAGAAAATAAAACAGGAAGTCCAGAATTCCCAAATGACATACGAGGGAAAAAAGGCTATTTAATATGTTCTTTATTAGAGAAAATAGCAAAGCATTTTAATTTTCCTTATCTTAATATGTGTGACTTTAATGGATTTACTCTCGAATTTATACCTAATACCAGTAACTATATATCTGATTATAACTCTAAATATGGCACTGGCTATACAGTTATCAATTATACAGGAAAAAAAAATAATAAAAACAACATATCTTTGTTTCAGTATTATTGTCCAGACGGTGTTCATCCACATACTGATAAAAGTGGGAGATCTACTTTAAGATTAACCGAAAGTATCACTAAATTACTTGAAAATTTGTAAACATAAAAACTCCCTGCTGCCTGCGAAGGTATGCAGGGAAAAAACTTATGCAAACCTCGCCAGGTCTGTTGGGTTATGAAAAACACATGCAAATATAGTATTAATCTTAAAAACAGACAAAATGAAAGATGCTATTTACAATTTTATCCAGCAGCACATGATGATACACATCGTGTTGATTGCCTTATGTGTCACCGCTACTATTGGCGCTATGTTCGTTGACCTTGTGACGGGAGCTATGAAAGCCCGTCAGAGAGGTGAAGCGAGAAGGTCGACAGGTTATAAAAAAACGGCAGTTAAGGCAAAAAAATACTTTACCCCATTTATCCAATTATGCTTCATAGACCTGCTATGCTGTGTTGTCATCCCATTTCCTGCATTCTCAATGATTTGGACCGGCTACTGCATCTTTTGCGAATTTATATCGGTAAGGGAAAAATCATGGGAAAAGGCGGAATTGAGGAAAGCAGAGAAAACAATGAGTGTGATAATTGAAAACAAGGAAGAAATCGCAAAATTGGCTGCACGGATATTGTTTGAATCAAAGAAGGAGGAAAAGAAGGAATAAAAAAAGCCGGTATCGCTATACCGGCATAGTTATCGTCATACCTTTTATGAAAAGCAGTATAATTAAATACTGTCGCAAACATACATAAATTATTAAATATAAAAAATATATAATATGAAATTAAGAGTAGAAAGATTATGGAAGAAACCCGCTTATACGGTGGGCAGGCTGTTCGTAGACGGAAAGTTTTTCTGTAACACATTGGAAGACACCGTCCGTGATTTGAGCAATGAAAAGAAGGTATATGGCAAAACCGCCATCCCTTACGGAGAGTATAAGGTGGTATATAATTGGTCTCCCAAGTTTGGCAGAAACCTGCCACGATTGCTTAACGTCCCTGCCTTTGAAGGCATCTTGATACATCCGGGGAATACTGCCGATGACTCTGCCGGCTGCATACTTGTCGGAAGGAATACGGAAGTCGGGCGATTGACCGAATCCCGATATACATCCGATAAGCTCAATGTGCTGATAGAGGATGCGCAGAGAGGGGGAGAAAGCATTACAATTGAAATTGTATAGAGCAGCTTGGCAGGGTTGCAGGCTAAAAAACAAGTTGAAATGAAATGGCTTCCTTACATATTACTGATTGTACTCGCTTTCGGTTTAGGATGGTTTGCAAAGCCATCCCCCGAAGCAGTTATAGAGGCAAGAACGGATACGGTATTCAGTTCAAGCCTTGTAATAAGAAGGGATACGGTTCCCTACTACCTGCCCACTCCTTTGATTTGCTGGCACACGGGCGATACTATCCATGTAGGTGATACGGTGCTCCCTGTCGAGCAGAAGATATACCGGGACAGTAACTATACGGCTTATGTCAGTGGCTATAACCCGAACTTGGACAGTTTGAAGGTATATCCTAAGACTGTCACGGTTACTAATGATATCCATCATGTGATGAAAATGAAACCTCGTAGATGGGGTATGTCAATCACTGCCGGCTATGGATTTGGCAAGGATGGGCTATCACCGGCTGTCGTGGTTGGATTAAGTTATAGAATTTGGTAAAACGTATAATATGGACGATATTCAGATTTTTAAGAATGAGGTTTTTGGCGAAGTGAGAGTAGCCGGGACCGGTGAAGAACCGTTATTCTGCCTTGCGGATATTTGTAGGATACTTGATTTACATACAGGTATGACCAAACAGAGGTTAGATGCAAAGGGTATAAGTTTGATTGACACCCCTACAAATGGGGGTGTACAGCAGCTTATATATAAGCGAAAAGAACCTCTATAAAACGATTATGCGCTCAGATAAGCCACAAGCCGAACCTTTCCAGGATTGGGTATGTGGCGAAGTTCTGCCTTCTATCCGCAAACATGGCGGTTATCTTACACCCGACAAGATAGAAGAGGTATTGAGCAATCCGGATACCATTATACGTTTGGCGACGCAACTTAAGAATGAGCAATCCAAGAGAAGGGATGCAGAGCAGCATATAGCCATCCTGACCCATACGAACAAAACCTATACGGCTACGGAAGTTGCAAAAGAAATAGGTATGCGTTCGGCTGCTGAGTTGAACAGATGGCTTGAGAGCGAGAAAGTACAGTATAAGGTAAACGGAACATGGGTGCCTTGTGCCGGTTATGCGAATTTGGCGTGGTTTGAAATCAAGCAGGAAGAGCTGGACAGCGGACGTATAATTTATCATAGGAAGATAACCGGTATTGGTCGTGACGGAATTATTAATCTTTATCAGAAGGGAGGGTGAGATGAAATAAGACATCAAATCGGGAATTATTCTCGCATACTACGAGTAGAAGCGTAGTAAATAACAAGAGCAGTTCTTTTACGGCTTAGAATAAAAAGAAAGCCGTCCTCCTTAATGATTGACAGTCGACAGGAGATGAACACCCAAGGCATTGTTTACGGCTTCCTTTAGTTGTAAACAAGGTTTTGGGTGTTTTGTTTTCCAATCTTTAAAAAAAGTATCGATGAGAATAGAGGAATTATATCAGGATGTCATAATTACGGTATGTGATGTTACAGGTATTGATGAGGCTGACATATTGCATAGCAACCGCGAAGAGTGTGCCGATGCCTGATACCTCCTTGTAATGGCGTTATCCAAGATGATGACCGATGAGGAAATTGGCAGGGTCATACACAGGACCAGGCAGGGTGTATCTTATATCCGCTCCAACAGGGCAAAATTAAGCAAGTGGATTGTGGCAAGCAATTGGCAAGTAATCAGCAAGTATATTGCAAGCAAGTATTTCATTTGCCGCTGAATTATGGCTTTCTTTGCATGTAGCCCAACGAAGGGCTGCAATACAAAATACAAGTTATTATGGAAGCAGAACTAAAACAAGTAATCAAAGAAAAGGAGTATGTCCATGGCGAAGATCGTAAGGAATATGCTTCTAAGGGCGTGGGTAACGCAGCATTGACTACCGGTATTATCGGTACGGCTCTGGGTGCAGCCGCATTATGGGGTCGCGGAGGCCGCATTTTTGGAGGCGGTGGCGGTATGCCGGAAAACGTAAACATCAATACGGTCAGCGATGCCATTGCCGGACGTTCGGGTGTGGCTCCTACGGCATTTCAGGCGTGGGAGAAGGGATGTGAGGAAGCTTTGAGTTTGACCAATACCATTTGGGGACTTAAAGTCAACACTCAGGAACAGATGTACGCACATCGCGAGATAGACATTAACGAGAAATGGCAGCTCTACAAGTCACAGGTAGACGGTGACTTCGGAAATTACAAGGTTTCCCGTGATCTGTACGACAACATGAATGACAAGCTGAACACAGCCGCATTCGGACTGTACAAGGGACAGCGTGACCTTTACGACACACTTAATGAGCGTTACTCCGCCAAGTTCTGTGAGCTGGACAAGAAGGTATACGGAATGGAAGTTGCCAACCTGTACCAGAACAAGATCATTCAGATGGGCATGGATAGCGTCCTGAAGGAAAGCATGTGCTATACGGACCGCAAGACATGCCGTGCAATCTATGGTGTGGTGGGTTTGCCTTCAACCCCGACAGTCAGCGTGCTGGAAGGGGCGAACCCTTACGGATGCAACTGCCGCCCGCAGTCAACCGCGCCAAGCGCGTAAGGCGTAAGAAACGTTAGTGGTAAGTCCCTTCGGGGGCATACCACTTTCTTTATTAACCACTGACAAAAAATAATGAATATGTTTGAAAATGACCCTCTACTTACATCCGGGCGTAACCTGGAACAGTTGGCGCAGGAAAATGAGACGTACCAGCAGAAGTTACAGGCTTTGCAGCAGTTTCCCAAGACGCAGCCCGTACAGCATACCGCAACTCCTGTTTGGGATGAGATAGACCGTATTGTATCATCTCTCAATGATCAGGAGCGCGGCATCCTGAGCAACAACAAGGAATATTACGATAACAGCATGGCTATACAGGAGATGGTTAATGCCGAACTGCTTCTGCTGGTCAAGGGCAGGATAGAAGCGTCTGCCGAAGGTAAGGCCATATTGGAGCAGCAGTTATCATTTGTAAGGCGGGCATCGAAAACAGCCAAGGAAGAGACCGCCAGGCGTGATGCTCTGTTCAGGGAGTACGTGACGGAACATAGTGATATGACATGGCAGGAGTTCATCGACTGGAAGAATGGAAAACCTCAATCTAAATCAAAAAAATGATGGAAGCAAAGAAAAGTATAACAGAGATTAAGGACAAGATGGCTGATTCGCTATTGCTGTGGATTGATGATAGGATTGACACGCTGGTTGAGGCTAACCCGAAGCTGAAGGTCGCTTCGGTGTACCTGAAAAGGGGTGCAAAAAACTATATCGCCAAAGAAAGAGACAACCTGAATACAATGATTGACAATGCCTCTTTGTTTTTGTGCGATGAAAATGGCAACATTGATGCGGATATGCTGTTTAATGACCTCATAGTAATGTTTCGCGAGATGGATGAGATGCCGTTCGGGAAAGGTTTTATCCGTGGAACTATAGGTAAGGGGAATATCCGCATTGCTCTTCCCGATAATCCGGTGTCGAATATCCTGTTTGGCAATACAGGGGCTATCAGGATAACAGATGCCGACCTGATAGAGCTTAAGAAACTGATGATGGAATGACATATTGAAAGTAAAAACAAACGTTTGCTGTGACAATTTGATAGGCAAAAAGAAGTCTTTTGGTATATCAAATTGTCACAAGTGCTCCGAGAAAACAAAACAGATTGATAATATATAATATTAACGACATGGAATATAAGGATATGATTAGGGATGCCAAGGCTAACGGTGTAGCCTCCGACAAGGCAATGTGGCAGAGCGTGGACACATTGAGTGATATGCTGTGTATCCTCAGGGATGAGCATCCGGACGAATACTGGCGGTTTATGCGCAAGCAGCACTCCATACTGTACGGCAACCACTACGACAGGAATTTTGCCGAAATGGATGTAGAGGGTATACGTTATACAGGACCGTCCGGTGAGAAAAGAACCGGTGCCCATTGGACTGCCGATCAGATAGAGGAAGCTGCAAGGGGAATGTCTTTTCCTTCGGGTACAACCAAGTGGGATAAGTATGTCGCGTTTAACTCATTTTATGCCGATATGTGTATGGTCTGTGATGATGCTCAGATCCTCAAGGGTGCCCATAGGTTTTACTTTGCCGACGAGGACGCCCCACAAGGCAAGATATGGGTGTATATGGCTGCAATGTATGACGCCAGGAAGTAGGTGTAGGCATTCTAAATGTTAAAAAACGCAGTCATTATGAATTTTCTTACTGTAATATTTTGCAGTAAGAAAATAAACGCTTATCTTTGCAGCATCAAAATAACAATAGAACCGGCGGCAACGGATAAGCGGCATTAAGATTATGACACCTAATACATATAAAGAATTAAACAAAACAGCAGAAGGCCGTAAAAACGCACATGACATTATGCTTCTCGATGTAAGAGCGAGAATGGATAGATTGATTAAAGAGGCCCCACAAGCAAACCAAGAACAAGTGTCTAATTTGATGGTAGCGGCCTTTGGGAAGATACAAGCTCTTGGAAATGGTCTCCTATTCAACTTCTTCGCTGATGATACTTTAAGTGATAAGAACTTCGTGCTATATATCAGTGATATTTTAAAAGGTAAAATGTTTTAATTGGTTATATATTAAATGCTGCGCTATCGGCATGACGGGTACGGAATATGAAGTATACAGTATATATAGAAGGGTTAAGCGATAATAAAAAAATTTTAGCAAACACTATAAAAGAAGCTCGTAAAGTAGCAGTAGAAGAAGCTAAAGAAATGGCTCAAAAAAATGATTCTTACGGCGATTCACTATATTTCATAGAGAAAGATTCTAATGTGATAAAGAGCGGCTATGTCCATTACAATAGAGATAACGATAAGTTTAGCTTTCACAAACCAATTTGGGAAAAATAAGTTTTATTATTTGAATTAATAAACAAGCAATTTTCAATTTTATAAAATATAAGATTATGAACTCATACAATATCTACGAAGAGAATCATTATGAAACTGTACTTTATCACGCAATTGCGCGTGACGAAGATCATGTAAGAGAGCTGGCAGAAGAAGCGGGTATTAATCTTGAAGGGTTGACCATCGACTTGGAGCGTTCTAACGTTAAGGACCAGATGGGAAGGCCATACAGTGCAATAATTGAAGATGCAGTTGTAAGATGATGGATGAGAGAGGACGTATCGGCAAGCGTATTGCCGAACTTAGAAAGCAAAGAGGATTGTCCCAAGTGAAGTTGGCTGAGTTAGCCGGCATTGATCCGGGTCACATAGCACGTATAGAGCTTGGCAGGTATAGTACAGGTATAGATATCCTTGCAAAGATTGGGCATGCGCTGGGTTGCAGGGTTGATTTTATAGAGGATAAATAGATTGGTAAAAGTCCCCGGTTTGATGAAATCGGGGACTAAAATAGGGACTAACGATTAAAGAGAGTCATAGCTTCCTGTTTTACTTTGTCTGCTATGTCAATATAGGGTTTCATGGACTTGTAATCTCTGTGGCCTGTCCATTTCATCACAATATTAGGCGCGATGCCTAGCATGAGCGCGTTGCATATAAAGGTTTTCCTTCCGCAATGTGTGCCGATTAATTCGTGTTTGGGATGTATCTCATCTATTCTTTCCGAACCCTTGTAATAGGTTATGCACACCGGTTCATTGACTTCGCAGACTGCACATACTTCTTTTATATACTTGTTCATCCGTTGGTTGACAGGGACAGGAAGCGCATAGATACCCTTTATGTCCTTGTATTTGTCCAATATGGTTTTAGAGTACTTATTAAGCTCTATCTTTAATGGCTGAGCTTAAAGAAGAATCATACAGCCAAGATGAACACATTAAGAAAAAATATACACATCTCACTCTTATTATATGTAATGGTCGCAAGACTTCTAAGAAATATTTCAATTTAAAAAAAAATTATCAAGATCATCAATCATGAAAAATGTTTTAATTGCATTATTACTATTATTAATTTCTACGACTTCTTATTCGCAAAATGATAGCATTAAGCCCTACATTAGTAGAGATAGTTCTTTTCTTAAAAAGGATTATCTCTCAACATTGGATGCTTTATCGCATACATCTATCATCAATAAAATAAAAAACAAAATTCCTCTTATTGTCAATGCAATAAATATAAAATCCATTGATTCCTGTGGAGGGGTTGATTTATCGTTTTCAGGAATGAATATTGTAAATAAAGACATCAAATATATTTATATAAATGGCTATCCTATCAATGCTGTTGGAGATAAGTGTTTTTGCCATATTAGGAAACATTCTAATACGATTTGTAAGGTTACTGGCCCTATTAAATTTATGCAATATAGAAACGAAACCTTTAGTAATGTATGGTATGACTCTACTATAGAAGAATTTATTCCTACCTCTATAAAAATTCAATATATGGACGGAAGTATATCAACAATGAATCAAGCAAAAATTAAAGAATCACAATCTTATTCTAGTTTGATCAACAGACCAGTAAATCTAAATAATATTTCGCTCCCTTTTGGACAGTTCTATTTACTTGGATATGGTTTATATGATGGGACTAAATTACTTACTTCTTTCACATCTATACTATCTAATAAAAATAATTATGTAGATATTTCAGATAAATGCTTTAGGATATACAAGAATGGACATTTATTATACGAATTTTACCTATCCTCTCTTCTTAAAACACATATAGACTATTCTTTATATGAATTTAATCATAAAAAAACATTCTCCATCAAATGTTTGCCTCATAATAATTCATCAAAGGATACATTTTATTCAATAACAATATCATCAGAAAACCAAAAGTCAGAAGTGTTTTTCTTCTCACTAGCAAACATTAAATAATTTACCCAATGAACATCAAACGAACAACTACCTTTCTCTTGGACAAGGAGAAAGGCAAGCCCGATTCCAAACTCCGATATAGGATTAAGTGGAACGGCAACACAGTAGCCTTCAATATTGGCTATCGAGTAGACAACAACAAATGGGTAGCAGAAGCCCAGCGATGCAAGGTAAACACTACCCATGGTAAGAAAAAGGTACCGGCATCGACCATTAATGCCGAGATAAACCGATTCGAAGAGCTGATTAATGACGCCTTCTTCTTTTTCGAACAAACCGAGCATATACCCTCCACAGATGAATTTCGGAATGAAGTCAATAGAAGGAATGGGAGAATCGTAGAAAAAGAAGAAAAAACCATCTTCGATTACTATATGCAATTCATTACGGAACAGGGTAAAGAAAACAGCTGGTCCGAGAATACATATAAGAGGCACAAAACCACAATGAACCATTTAAAGAAGTTTGCCCCCAATCTTACCTTTGCAGACCTCACACACGAAGGATTATCCCAGCTCGTTGACTACTTGATGAACGTAGAGATAGATGATGAAGTCGGAATGAAGAACCGTACCGCGAAGAAGTATATCAATCTGACCAAATGGTTTCTCAGATGGGCAGCGGACAAGGGAATCAATAAAGAACTTGCATTTATGACGTTTAAGGAAAAACTGAAAACGATTCCATCAAAGGTGATATACCTCGAATGGGACGAATTAATAAGAGTGTATAACTCATCATTCCCGAATGAGCCTCATCTTGAAATCGCGAAAGACGTATTCTGTTTCCAGTGCTTCACCTCCCTGCGATATTCCGATGTGAAGAACCTTAAGAAAGCTGACGTTTTCGACGGGTATATTACCACCACAACGATTAAGACAGACGAGCCATTAGTTTTTTTAAGTCGTCTATTGATACGTTCATTATTTAGATATTAGTATTTAAGTATCATAATAAACGTATAATACATATGCATTGTTTAATTATTCCATAAATTAAGCAGTTTTTCTTAACTCGGAAAGAATCTCTGTAAGGCCTTGTAACTTGTCTACAGCTGGGGCCGTATTATTGTCTATGCTGCTCAGTCTTTTATTTACAACCTTAATAAATTCTAACAATACATCGCCAAAGAGACCTTCAGTATTAACTTTTTCAGTCGACTCTTGCGATGAGGCTACAATCATCTCTCCTTTACCTCGTAGTAACCATTCGGCAGACACTTTCGGGAAGGCTTCAAGAAGGATGGCTATTGTATCATAAGTAATAGATGCACCCTTATTAATTTGACGAGACAATCGGACTTGTGTAGAGCTTTCTCCGTTAGCCAATTGGTTGATATTAGAATTATAAAAATTCAATACCTCTTTAAATCGAGACCTTAATTCTTCTTCCATAATGCTATTTAAAATTAATCTAAATAAACAAATACAACGAAACTTTTATTCAAAAACGTTTGTTATGTATACATATTCATTTAACTTTGCATCCGTAACCAATCAACAATCGGTTGCAAAAGGGTATAAAAATGGCTGTCACGGTATAAACCGTGATTTTGTTCGCACCAAAATTGTTCCAACGGCAAATATAGTGACTTCCATTTTAATATCCTAAAAATCAGATTAAAAAATAGACGATACGGTTTAGTGGTGTTTACCGTAATTTAGGACATAAATAAAGCTCTTGCTAAGTATCAGCCAAACACCAATTATGCTGAGAACAGCGAGGGCTTTTCTTTTTAAGAAAATGGAAAAGAGATATGTATTGACATTGAAACAGCGTCCTGATGGAACGTATGCGGTAAAATTGGATAATGGGCTTAATGCCATAATATCTGATAGAATCCCTCATGAATTTGTGGATATTTTTGAGAGTAGCGAGATAGGCCTTGTGCGATTTATGATAGATAGTTTTTATAGCGCAAGTTTCAAAGAGATTTGTGTAAGCGAACTGAAAGACGCAAAAATTGCATCAGAAGAAAATTCTCAAAGAAGTAGTAATGATATTGAGTTGAGGAAGGAGATCGTTAAGATGTTATCAGCTGGTGTTGCCGATTCAGACTTTATCTATCATGTGGATTCTATCTATAACTGGGTCAAGGAGGGCAAATTATGATACCAATTGAAAGACGGATAAGCGATGATACCAGGTTGATAGATTTAACCGTAGGGGAGCTGAAAGAACTCTTTGAAAGCCTGGTTCCAAAGATTACACCTGTGGTTCCCACGCAATCTAAATCAGAGAAACGATTAGTATATGGTTTGAAAGGAATTAAGGAGTTATTCCATGTGTCAGATTCCACCGCCCGAAAGTTAAAAACGGGCCAATAAAGAGAGCTGTTTCCCAATCAGGCAGAACGATTGTAGTAGATGTGGAGATGGCGTTAAAATTATTTTCTAATAAATCTTAATGAGGTATGGCAGTAGGAAAGTTGGCGTTAGCCAGAGCGGAAGTGGAGAAAGCCCGCGAGTTGGTTTTTTCTTTGGAAGCAGAGTTGTCATTGGAAACAGAGTTGTTAAATGATATTGGGGACTTTGATAAGAAGGTAGCCAAATTGAATTGCGCTCGTATTGACTACGCAAGGAAGTTGGACTTGCTGAGGAGAAAAGTAATGAAAGCTAGAGGTAATGCTGATAGATTACGATTATGAACAAGATAACAAAACAGATACTGTGGATAATAGCAGCCGTGATTCTGCTGGGTGTTGCCGGCAAGTGTGACCATGACGAACAGGTTATCTACAACATGCCTGACGATGTATATCAGGCATTGAAGAAAGAGTTAGGCAATCCCTCTGATGGTCAATTGGTGGATGAGTACATCAGGAACCGTGCCCATTGGGATAGCATAGGGAATAGTTTTGAATATTAAACAGTAATATTATGGAAGAATGGTTTACAGGCGTGGTAAGAGGTACTTCAACTTTGCCTAATGGTAAGAGGAAAAAGGTAAGTGATACTTACCTGGTTGACGCCATGGGCTTCACGGAAGCCGAGAATGTATTGGTTAAGCATTGCTTCCCACTGTATGGAGAAGCTAAGGTTATGACCTTGAAACGGGAAGTCATTGAAGAAGTATCCGGTTTTGACAAGGAACAGTGGTGGAAGGTCGTTATCGGCATATCGGATGTCACTCCGAAAGGTAAGGTGAAGATTCGCAGATATAACCACATTGTGTCTGCCGATAACGTGTCTCAGGCTAAAGAGCTCATCACAGAGCGGATGAAAGGAACTATAGGCGATTGGAAGATACTGAAGATAGAGGTTACTCGGTTCAAAGATATAATTATCCATTCCGATGGTACATCCAAGGATGAATTACGATAAGTTTTAGTTTAGGTTTAGCCGTCTAACCTGTGAGGGCGAAGCGGCACAAGGGCGGTTAGCTCAGGGGTAGAGCGATGGCAGTTATCGAAGAGTTGTGTGTTTTTAATCTCTTTTCATGGTATTGGTAGTTAAGTTTTTTTTCTTCGGCAAAGCTATAGGCCGCGAGTTCAAGTCTCGTACCGCCCACGCATTCAAACTGAATGCCATATAGGTTACTCATTTTATCCCGGTGTGGCTTGATTGCCTATCCGGGAACCATTAAAGCAAATAATTATGAAATTAAGAGAAATACCCATTCCTACCGGATGCGCACGAGTATCCGTAGAGCAGGAGAATAACAAGATAGTCATATTGTTTGAAGGCAATAACAAGGAGTTTGTATTGGATTTGACCGGGGAAACCGAGTCCCCTCCTGAAATCGGAGACCTTGCAATATTTTGGAATGCCGGTAAGGAATACCTGGCTGTCATTGCGCTGCTGGCGGACAAGGAATGGGTGCCGGAAGCTGAAAAGTATCCTTATAAGGCAAGTAGTGAAGAGTGGTATAGCCACGCAATCAGATTCCGTAATCTCTCTCAATTTGTAAAAATAATCAAACATAGATTTAGAAGTGCTCAAAAAAACAAATAATGCATCTCTCAAGAGGACCGCAGACACCGAATTTTCCCGATATATCAGGCTTCGCGATATGATACCGGGGACAACCGTATTCCGTTGCATCTCATGCGGGTTGATTAAGCCGATAAGTCAAGCTGACTGTGGTCATTACATCAATCGTCAGCACATGAGTACAAGGTATAATGAAATGAATTGCAACGCTCAATGCAGAAGCTGTAACCGGTTTGACGAGGGTAATATACAGGGATACCGAAGAGGGCTGATTCAGAAGTATGGCGAACAGAAGGTATTGTTGCTGGAATCGATGAAGAATGATTATATGAAGTATTCCGAAGCTGAATATCGGATATTGATTGCCGATTATCGGTCAAGGATTAGGACAATATTGAAAGAAAGAAACTTGAGCTTAGCATGTTTGACAAAATGATTTTCAAGGCAAAGATAGACACAGCCGATATAGATACCATTGTCCTTAAAAACTACCTGGAACAGTGTACCGAAGGCGATGAGATCTATTACAAGTCTACGGCTTATGCGAATTTCGATGGTTGTTTCATCGAGATTCGAGGCGATACATTAAAGTGTAAGTGCTCTATCCACAAGTTATACAGCAGGGGGAAATCGGGCAAGCTGGACAACAGCCGTCCGATGACCTTCAGCCATGCCGGACGGACGATCAATGAGCTGCTCTTAAGGTTATGCGCGAAGATAGAGAATGTAATAGTGACATACTATGAGATAGGGGTGACGATGAAGATGTCCATGCCGGCAGATGTATACATCAGACAGGTGGAGGAAGCCGCCGGTCGGGTGTTGTGGAACGATGCCAATTACCCGGAATTCCGGCAAAAAACTACGGAGAAGAGCAAATATTACCGTAAGGTGCTCAAGATCTACGACAAGAGTTTTGAAGCCGGGGAAAAGGGACGGAATGTGGGTGCCAATATCTTACGTATCGAGACCGTGTATAAGCACCAGTCAATACCGTTGGCGGAACTCCTTGATAATGCATCCCTGAACAAAATCGGGCGGATATTTTACAAGGATTGGTCGGAGATGCAGTTCGTCAGGGAATTGCAGCCGGCAAAAGGTGTAAGGCTGTCCCAATTGGATAAAGCCAGGGAAATCCAAAGGATTGGCGTCACTCGATATAAGGAGAGATATAAGGCGTTGTTCCAGGCAGGAAAGTTGACGAAGAAGCAATGGGAAACCATCCGTGTATTTGCCAACAATTGGCACAACGAAAAGGATAAGTATATCGAAGAGATAGGTCCGCTTGAAGCAGAATTCAAGGAAAAATTGCTTGCGGGATTCCAATCAGGGTCGATTGCACCAATTAAGAAAAGAAGATAACTAATTGATAATCAATATTTTATATGATTTACAAAAAGCACCATAAGGTGCGGATATAAAATATTGAAAATCAATTGATTACGAATAAAAAGATATAAATTTAACAATTTACGGCAACTTGTCCTATACTGCCCGAAGGGTAGTCGGAACGACTTAAGAAGGCAGTAAAAAATAAGGAGGATAAAAAAATGAATTGCGAAATAAAAGGAAGAATTACGGCAGACCTGGGGAAGAGAACAGGTGTGAAGGATGGTAAGGATTGGGAATGCCATGAGTATATCGTCACAGAGATGTTCCAATACGGGAAGAATATGAAGTTCTCAATATTCAGCTCTGATGGACCGATTAGCACCCCCTTGTCGATTGGTGATGATGTGACGGTGAAGTTTAACGTTGTAGCAAGAGAACACCAGGGTAAATGGTATAATGACGTAAGAGCATGGAGCGTACAGGTAACAGGTCATCAGCAGTGACGATCTATTGGCAGACCAGGAACAGGGAAGCGATTAAGGCGATAGTTGACAGGTTTAATCTTCCGTGTTACATGTCGGTTAATCGGGAGACAAGATGCAGGATTAGTGATGATGATATGCCTCTCTTGGTAAAATGTGAGAAAAAAGGATTAATCAAACTCAGAAACAAACAGGAATCATGAAAAGAGAATTAACACCTGAGAATATTCAGGAACTGAAAGAGAATCAAATATTCGTTTTTGGAAGCAATATGAACGGCAATCACGCCGGAGGTGCAGCTAGATTGGCAGTTGAGAAATTTGGCGCAATTATGGGGAAAGCAAAAGGGATACAAGGTCAGTCCTATGCTATCCCTACGCTGGACAAGGATATGCAGAAAGTAACTGAAGAAGAACTGCTGGTATTTTTAGAAAACTTCGGGAATTACGCTAACGAGCATCCGGAAAAGGAATTCCTCCTAACTGCCATTGGCACCGGGATAGCCGGATTTGACGCCAGCTACATGGCGTACATGGTACTTAGAGCAAACCTGCCGGATAACGTTACCTTACCAAAGGAATTTGTCAAAATCAAAGGGTACAAAGGTTTTAACCCCGATTTGACATGTAGGGGGTTCCAATACGAAGAAGGTAAGGACTATGAAGAAACAGGCGATATAATGGCTTGCGGTAACGGATTTCACTTCTGCCTCCATCCATTGGACGTGTTCGGTTACTATTCACCTGCCTTAGTTGGCATGAATAAGTTTCACGAGGTTGAGGGGACTGGCGATATGGACGTAGATACGGATGATACGAAAATTGCTTGCTCAAAAATCCACATAGGAGCTGAACTAAGTATTAAGAGTCTTGTAGACGCAGCCGTTAAGTTTACGTTTGAAAAATGCAAGTGGAAGGAGGGTAAGACAGCCACAGGTGACCAAGGTGCAGCGTCAGCCACAAGCAACTATGGTGCAGCGTCAGCTACAGGCTACCGAGGTGCAGCATCAGCCACAGGCTACCAAGGTGCAGCATCAGCCACAGGCGACTATAGTGCAGCGTCAGCCACAGGCGACTATAGTGCAGCGT